AAAGCAAGTTTTGTATAAGGTTGAGGTGTGTTAAATACTTGTTCATTAACATAGGTAACCTCTAATTCTGGTCCATCTAAATGACTTGATCTCTCGGCATCAAACGTAACGTAATCGGAGACAGCATCGAAAGGATTTAAATTCTGCCCATCAGGCCAAGGACTAGTTATTAAATTAGAAGAATCAGTTTTAATTATTACTTGCTTATTTACCTCTGGAATTGTCACCTTATCCCCAGTTTCATAACCCTTACCTGGATTAATAATCGTCCATCTATACCCCTTTTTCTTACCTTTTTCAAAATAAGTTAGTTCGACTTTTAATCTTTTACTGACACGACTAGGTGATCCTGTTACGAATAACTCTTTTACCCATTTGGGGGCTATATCTACATCTTGCCATTTCTTTTTTATTACTCGATACTTCCCTCCACTCTCACCCGTCCCCGCAGGACTAACTACACAGAATTTGACTCCATCTGCACCACTCGTGCATGTTTCTCCATATAGCTTTTCCCTACCTGCTCTTCCGTTTGTTTCGAGTCGATACGTTAATTGTCTCCCTTCTTTTTTCCAATGAATGAGCCAATCATCAGGATCACTGCTATCAGTATTTGCACTAAATTTTGCGTATGTACCTATATCATCATCATCATCATCGCCAATTTTAAAATGTGAATCTACTTCCATCCAACCTTTCTGTTGTGGAATGGTTCCCGACTTCATAGTATTTAAACCAACGACGGCTCCTATTTCATCGGCTGGTGACTTACTCAAATACCACTCTGGATTAGATACTCTGTTCCCAGTTAATTTATATTCTATTTCTCCTGGGAAATAAACACCAAAACCACCTGGAACATCCTCGCATTGCTGTATGTCACCAGTGCCTAATCTATTAACTGACCGCCCAGCTTTATTTACAAAACTTCTAAATATCTCATTCCCTGGGATAGGTTTTAATCTAAATTCATATTGTCCTTGTCCAGGATGCGTAATCCTTAGAAAATGATACTGAGATTGAGGAGTCCTACCTGTGACACAAAAAGGCAGTTTAGATAATTTAATCCAGCTACCTTGTTCCCCTAATTTTCTTGCATATAGATGAAAGAAAGCAAAACGTTTTATGTATTTATTAATAGAACCTAGACCAATGCTACCGTTATTATTCTCATATTTTTTTACTGTTCCTTCTTTACCATATCTCCAGTCACCAGGATGACTATTGACATTAGTAAAACCTGCAATCTGCCTCCATACAGTAGCTTTAATGCCTATTTCTGTTACATCACATGTCTTATTATTTGATACTGTAGCAATAGCACATTTTTGAATAATGTAATTACGATATGAGTGACTAGTAGCGGTAACAGGATAAAAATCTGTTTTTCCTCCTTCTATAATTTTAAAATCAAAAACACGTGGTAAACCTTCTTGCCATATATTGCCTGAAGGATCAGCCTTTATGCACACAGCTAATGCCGTTCCAATCATATATTGTTCACCTATTGCTATTGAATCATCTGCACTTTCTCTTACTGCATCAACAGATGATTTAACATCATCTAATCCCCAAGGAGCATATTGCTTTTTATCAAAAGATTTACTGGTAATAGACGCGCCTGATATTTTATATTCCACCAAGTCCCCCTTCTTAAGCTCTATATTTCTACCGTCCTCTCCACTCCAACTAGTTCCTTTATTAGGATATCGCCTAATCAATCCAGCATATCTAGGATATCTTCTTTTTAACTTATTCCTCTTTTGATCAATATCACCTTTATTCTTAGAAGCATCCGTTCTTAAAACCAATTCATAAGGCAACATAAATTTATTGCCATTAGGAAGAGGATCATAAAGACCAAATTGAGTCTGCGTATCAGGTGTCCTCGTTCCACAAAACACATTGTCTAAATAATCGTCATTGTTATTAGCTTCCTCCGTCGCAACTAAGGGCAATGCAAATTTATTTCCAGATTCGTGGGTTAAAGTGCCCTGCTCATATTGATCTTTTAAATCTGTACGATTCTTTCTTTGAAATCTACCACCGTCTTCTCCTCCTCTCGCTCCATCTAAAAAATATAAGCCAATTTTTGTTTCTGTATAATTTTCTAAAAGAGTATCTCCAATTGCGTAACCTTCAAAAGCAGGTCTTTCTCCTAACGTTCCAGATGAAATAAGAAAGATACCTTTTAACTGTTGACTTTTTCCTAAACTTAATAGTTGCGACCATAA